CGTTTGTTCCATATGCATATTTTGAAATGGATATTGGAGCAACTCGTGTTTGGGAAGAGATGGTCATTCAAATCGACTGTTTCGTAACAGCTTAACCCCAAACTATGAAAGGACAATATGGCTAATTTATATGCAGTAGATTACAAAAAACGCTTTGTAACACTTCCTACGAAGTTGACTGATGTCGCTTCTCAAGGAGGTCGATTACGAGTTCTGTATGATACGCACACAGTTGTAGCAGATGATGCACAAAATGATGTCTTATATATAGGAAGAGTCCCCGGTGGCTCTAAAATATGGGAAGCATCATATTCAGTATCAGCTACAATTGGTAGTGGTTCAACAGTCGATTTAGGTTGGCAAGCAGTAAGTGCTACGGCAACTGCGGCTAATACTGACCTAGATGGTTTAATTGATGGAGGAGTAACGTCAGCCGCTTTAACAGTTTGGATGAACGGTGGCGCTGGTCAATCAGCTATTAGACGATCAGAAGCACAAGTTAATTTACCAATATCAATTCCAGATGAAGCAGATATAGTTGCTACTATTTTAGGGGCTGACCCTAATGCTGGAGTGGTTATTGCGTGTATGATTATGTATTCTGTCGACTAATACTAATCGGGGGTTGGGGAACTGACCCCCATTTCTATAACAGTTTACAATGGATAAAACTGGCATAGCTAACCTCGCCTTGAGTAATCTAGGTGAAGCTAGAATACAATCCCTTACTGAAGATAGTTCTAGGGCTAGAGCATGTAGTGCAAGAATAGATAATGTTTTAGAATCTATTTTAAGAATGCATGTCTGGAACAGCGCACTAGAAAGACAAGAATTAGTTAGGGGAGAAACACCTGTATTTGGTTGGAACTATTCTTATCAACTTCCTGCTGACTGCATTAAAGTTGTTGAAGTAGAACCTGTATCCAAATTTCAGGTTGAAAAGAAATATATCTTATCAAACGAAACATCCATATATCTCCTATATGTAGCAACTCCTACCGATATTAATAACCTTGATTCCTTACTTGCAGAAGCAGTTGCAATGAAACTTGCAGTTGAAGTTGCAGAAACACTTACAAGCAAACAGGGATTGAAACAGGAGATGATGCAAAAGTTTGTAATATCCCTGCAAGAAGCACGTTCTGCGAATTCCAATGATAAAACACCAGAGCATAGGGAACGTTCTTCATGGCTTGATTCTAAAAAAGGTAGATATTCTGTTACACATAGAACTTTCAATACTCCTACTATTGGATACGAAGTTGATATGCAAGCGTGGAAGACTAAATGAAATATGAATTTCTACAACCAAAGTTTACAGAAGGGGTATTAGCAAAAAGTCTTCAGGGTCGTTCTAGTGAAGAGTTTTACCATTATGGGTACAAAAGCTCTAAGAATATGATCCCTGTCCTCTCAGGGCCAGTTGTTAAACGTCCGGGGACTAATTTTATAGGTGAAGTCAAAGACCCTACTGCTATCTTTATTCCTTTCTTTAAAGATAAGGATAATACCTATATCTTAGAATTAGGTGTTTATTCCACAACAGGTTATCTCCGAATCTGGTCACAAGATACATTATTAAAACAAAGAACAGGTACTCCCGGTACTACACATGCAACTAATATATATGAGTCTGCAAGTACAATTCCTTGGACTGCCGCACAACTAGAAACACTAAAGTTTACTCAAAGTGGCGACATAATATTTGTTTGCTGTCCTACCAAAAAACCCCAAAGAATATTTAGAACACTTGTTACCTCTGGTACTAGAGCCGCAGACGATAGTTTTTGGACTGTTGATGAATTTGTAATGACTGATGGCCCTTATGGTTCTATTAATATCTGGTCAGAAGATGATGCAACTAAAAGATTTAGTCTAAAACTTGTAACTGAACCAACTAACTTAATAGAAGTAGGAACAGTAGAATTTAATACAGTAGATGATTCCCTAGTATTAGCTAATCATGGATTTCAAACTGGACAAAAAATAGCGTTAAGAGCAAGTGGAACTGGTTGGGGTACTGTTAGACAAAGAACAGATGCATTAGCGGCAACACAAACTAAGATGAATGGTGCGGGAACCAGTGCTGGAACAGATGTATTTAATCTGGATGATCGTTTTGTAGTATCTTCTACTGGAACAAGTTTTCAATTCTCTGATAGTGATGGTGGAGCAATAAGAAAATTTGAATTATATGAAGCTGATCCTGTTACTACTACTTCCAATGCAGAAATAAAAGCACATAAATATGCTTATGCAGGAGCGACCACAGGAGTACAATTAAAATTATGGCTCAATGAAGGTTCAGGATCACAAGCCGCTACTTTAACATATTTCAAAACTACGGATGTAGGTCGTCTTATAAGAATTAATCCATTAATGAAAGCTGGAAGTTTAATTGGTGGTATAAAATGGGCATGGGGTATAATAACAGCAGTTGATAATACAGGGTCAAATGGAGTAATAACTATTACAACTAAAACTGAATTATCCAATACAAGAGGAACACATGGTACATCAGAATTCAGATTAGGTGCATTTAGTGATGGTCAAGGATGGCCTCATGTTGCACAAATCTATCAGCAACGTATGGTACTAGCGGCAAATACTATACAACCTTCTACTATCTGGCTGTCTGAAACTGCACAATTTTATTCATTTGCACCTACTGTACTTGCAGAGCAGGGTACTCAACAGTCATTTAATGATGGTGTTGCAACAGAAATAGTTCTTGATAATAGTGCGCTTACATTTACTTTGGATTCTGATACATTGGATGAAATAAAATGGCTTGCAGAATCAAAGAAACTTACAATGGGTACTTCTGCTGGTGTATTCATGCTTTATGGTGCAGAAACCAATCTAACAGTTACACCATTTAGGTTTACTATTAACCGGGAGACTTCATTTTCTGCAACTGATACTCTACCGATAGTAGTATCCAATGCACTACTTTATGCACAAATTGGAGGTAAAGACGTACAATCACTAGAATTGGAAGGAGGAACAACTAATCAATGGCTTGCAAGTAAAATCTCAATGAAAGGCTATGATATTATTAAATCCTCTGAAGTTAAAAAAATGGTCTGGCAGGAAAGACCAAATAACTTAGTCTGGTTTATGATGGCAGATGGAAGACTCCTGACATTAAGTTATGATAGAGGTGCAGAATTCAAGGCTTGGTCAGAACATTTATTGGGCGGTTCAATATATAGAAAAATTATTACTACTTCACAAGCAACTGCTAATGCAGAAGTCGTTGTTACTGATAGTGAAGATGATCAGGTTGCAGATTCAGGAAACAAAATATTATTTACTGATGATGCTCATGGATTAGTTAATACAAATATAGTGCAATTAACTACAACTGGAACTTTACCTACAGGACTTAGTTTAAGTACAAATTATTATGTAGTAAATAAAACAACCAATAACTTTAAACTTGCATTAACTTCTGGTGGTGCAGATATATTATGGACTGATAATGGTTCAGGTACACATTCATGGCATAAACCAACTATTTATACTGTAGATGGAGATTGGGCAAGTCTATATACTGTAGATAAGAATGTTGTTGTATCAGGTTATCAAATTGGTGATTGGAACTCTACTCAAAGAGTAATAAATATTTTAGTCAATGCAAGTACAGATACAGAGATTACTACAGATTTGGATTCTTCTGGATTAGCAAATACTACAGAAGCAATATCAGGCAGGAATCCACGAATCTCTGATGAAACAGAAGGACATGCACAAGTAGTTGATATGGAAATGATACCAACTGCAAGTCATGATCAGATATGGTTCAAAGTTAAAAGAACAATAGATGGAATAGATAAATATTATACTGAAACATTAGGTAGGTTTCCAACAGAAGGAGCATTAACTAGGAATCAATTAGTATTTTCTGATAGTGCTGTAACAGGTGAAGTAACCACAAATAAAATAATTAATACTTTAGCACATTTAAAAGGTGAAGTAGTTCAAGTTTATTATGAAGGAATGCAACATGTAGATAAGACTGTTACTGCTACAGGTGGTACTGAAGAAATTACACTTGATCATACTCAAGGAAATGAACATGTAACAGGATTAACATATGCTACAGAATTGGAAACACTTGAACCTTCTGCACCACAAAATCAGTTTTCATATACCAAACGATTGGTAAAAGCGGCAGTATTAGTAGAAGAATCACTAGGTATTCAACTTGAATATAATGACTTATCTGAAGAATTACTCTTTAGAACAACAGTAGATTCAATGGGTAGACAAATATCTTTATTTTCAGGACTAAGGAAACTATCATTGTCAGGTATAGGTTGGGATACACATAACCTGAAAATTGTCTCTAATGGGCCATTTCCAATGCAATTGAATGCAATTATCATTGAGTCTGAAACAGGAGGTTCATAATGGATCGTGAATCTGCAAGGTTTCAGTTTGAAGATATGAACAGAAGGTTTAATATTGAACATACCTTTCCTTTTGATGAAGCATGGGACTTTGTTGAATATAAACGTCACCAATCAAATCTAACTAAAGCTGATGATTATTTTCCAAGTCAATATACAAAAAAAGAATTCAGAAAAGGGATAATTGCACTACAAAAAGAAATACTAAAGGATGAAAATGCCAAGACACCAGAGAAGAACCCGGATTTTAATCCTGTAAAGCATACATTCTGTAAGCACCAGTATGTCAGGGAAATATTCAATCCTGCTGGTGAATTACTGATAACAAAGATACATAAGGTGGAACATCCTTTTTTTCTTTTAAAAGGAGAAATGTCTATATTATCTGAAGAAGGAGAAATGCGTATCTCTGCACCTTATTATGGTGTAACTCCAATAGGAACAAAGAGAGTTATCTTGGCACATACTGATTGCACATTTGTAACAGTACATCCAACTGATAAAACAGATTTAAAAGAAATAGAGGATGAATTGATTGCCAAAGATTATAAAGAATTGGAGGTAGCATGAGTTGGTGGGTTGCAGGAGTAGCAGTAGCAGGGGCAGGAGCTAAATTTATGGGTTCTCAAAGTGCTTCCAAAGATATGAAGGAAGCGGCTAGAGACAGTATGCTAACTGCAAGATATAATATTAACCAAAGAAAATTAGAAGATAGACAGACACAATTTGGAATATTAGAACAGGGACACCAAGCGGCAAGTAATATTCAAAGATCAGCAAATCAAGCTGTAGGTTCAGCAACAGTAGCCGCTGGAGGTAGTGGTGCAATAGTAGGAGAAGGAACTCCACGAGCAGTATTAACAAATATAGCACAGGAAGGATTACATGCACAGATGGGTGCTATATTGAATACTAAGAATGCTATTAAAGCACAAGCACGACAAACTGAAGCAAATAATAAGACAGAATGGAATCAAGCATCAGCATATGCTAAAGGTATGGAAAGAGATGCTAAAAGAACTATGGATAGTGCTAGATTGAATTTTGCGGCTGATGTTGCATCGGCAGTTGCAGGAGGTTATGCTTCTAGTCTTACTGCCGCTTCTACAACAGGTAAAGTAGTTAAAGGGGTACAAACAGCAGGACAAGTAAGTAAAGGAGCGCAACATTTAAGAGGTTCCGGGCCAAAAGCAAAATCTAAACCTTACACAACAGGCTATTCTGATATGCAAAAAACAAAACGAACAGGAGGAGCAGAATCTAGTCGCTGGCAAGATCGTATTGGAGTAATGCCTGAAAGTAGTCAACAATGGTACAAAAAGAGACAAAAAACAATTACTGGTGGTTATAATATGGATAAAGTAAGACCTACTGGTGGAAGTCAATCTAGTAAATTATTTGAAAGAGGAGTCGCAAAATATAAACATAGTTCATTTGATCCCTCTGGTCTTTTTAGTACGGATCGTATTAAACATGCTTTTGGTTTTACACAAGGACGAGTAAATCTTGGAAAAGCCGGGAGAGCATATAATTTTTTAAGCGGTAAAGGTTTTAAAGGAACAGCCGCTAGTAAAAAATATAAATATTAAGTAAAAAACAATAGTTATGGCAGAACTAACTAAACCACAATACCACAATCCAAAATCATATCCTTCAGATCGTAAGGTGTATCCAGTTGCCTCTGCAAGAACTGACTTTACTCGACCTTCAGATGTCCCTGACCAGATGTTTGCAGTTGCAAATGTGTTTGATGCATTATCAAAAGGTTTGAAACAAAATATATTAGCAAATGAACAATCACAAAAAACTGCTAATAGATTACAGGCTAAAGATTTAATTGTGAGTAAAATGAAACATCACAGTAATCTTATGACTCAATTAGGTACTCATTTAGATAAAACTGCACCAGAGAATTTAATTTTAAATGATTTGGTTGATAAGATAGGTGATAGGGATGGTCTTGGTAGAACAGAGTTAAATATTGGTAAAAATCTTGATGTCAATATTTCTCCAATGATGTTACCAGATGGTTTGAATGAAGATGTAAAGTTTCTTACAGAAGAAGCATTTGTAAGAATGGATACAGAATTACTTTCAAAACTTGTTGGTGGAATAAATGAAGCACAAACAAAACATGATTTAAACTATCTTACTCAAGAACAAAGAAATTTTAGATCAAAAATTAGAGCAGGATTTGCATCATCAAAATATGATTCTAGTACTGGATTACAATTTGCAAAGGGACATTTAGAAAAAATGGTTGCTGGTATTATGGAGCGATCTGAACAAGGAGGAACTTTAGATGCTTATGAAATTCAAGAAGAAATAGATAAGTCAATACAGACAATGCTTCAAGAATGGTATAACCATGATGTAGCTAATCCAAATATAAGAAAAGATCAAGTAATTGCAAATGCAGAACGTGAAGTATATTCCCATGAATATGTCGGTGTCGATGGGAAAAGCAAAAAATATTTATTATCTCCTAATTATTATCAAGGAGATATTACAGCAAGGAATAATAAGAATGAAAATACATATCTACAGAATGAAGCACAACAAAAAGTAATAGATTCAGAAAATGCATTTGCAACATATACAGATTGGTTTAGTGCAAAAAATAATAGATTTCAAGGTCGTCACGAAGCAATGAAGCGGTTAATGAACATTGATGGAGTAAAACAAGGTGAAGTATTACGCTGGATTTCAGAACAGGAAGCAATAAAAAATAATGGAGTAGTATCTAAATTAGAACAAGATATGTTAAGAGATTTTGAATTTTATGGCAAAGACCTTTTAAAGAAATTAACTGATAAAGAAATGACGACAAAAGAAAACAAAAAAGGGGAAACAGTACAAACTGCTGTAAAAGATAAAAATGGTAATATAAAACTTATACCAAAAAAAGGTAAAGCATTAGAAACAGCAATTAGAAGTATATATAAAAATCAATATTATACTGAGGAACAAATCTCTGCAATTAAAGAAGGATTAATTTCATCATTTATTACAGCTTCACTTATACAAGATCGTCAAGCTCAAAAGGTTGATCTTAGTAATAACCAAAGTGCATATATAAAGACATTAGGAATTCAAGCAAAACTACCAAAATCATCAGGAGGAATTCTGAGAAGATTTACAACATTCAATAAACTCGATGAACCAGAGATAGATGGTGCTAAAGTTGTAACTGATCCAGAATTAATAATTCTATTTGGCGAAGGTAATAGAGAAGATAAAATAAATGCCATTGCTGGTGCTGTATTAACAGCTATTGGTACACATAATCAGTATTTAAAAACAATGCAAGGAAAAGAAGTTAAAGAAGAAGATCACACTTCAATGTTACGATCTATTACTGCTGAATATGTTGAAAATGCTAAGTCAGCACTTGAAGATGGATTTAGAAATCCAAGAGGAGCAGGAGCATTAATAGCACCCGGTGAAGAAGAAGGCCCTGAATTTTGGTCAAGATACAGACGAGTTGCTGGAAAAAGAAATTCAGGTCAATTATTAGATGAACATGAACTAGAAGATAAATTAGATGGAATGATGAGTATTGGACAGAATATTGTTGATCGTAATCTTCAAGAATTAGAAGAAGATATAAAACTATTGGATCGTAAATATCCAAGTAACTCTTTGACAGACCCACTCAAAACCATAATTGTAAAAGCAATAGAGGTTCGTAGAACTAATTTAATTAAAAATCCTGCGTTCCTTGCACTCAAGGAAACAAAACAGGATATTGAACAGGCACTAGAAGAAGGTAAACAAATAGATGTTCAAGCACTATATGATCATCAAGATAAATATGGAGTTAAAGATAGAGGTAGATTATTACCAGAAAATATTCTTGCACGAGTAGGTTTTTTTACTGAACAAGGTGAGAACTTAGATAAAAGATTAAGTCTATATACACAAATTTATGCAATGTCTGAATTATTTGGTGATAAGAAAACCCAAAATTTAGCGAAATGG